ATACCTAGGATATTACCAGCACCCTCTAGGATATCATTAATGTCGAGTTTATTTTTTTTCTCAGCCATGTTATCCTAACTTCCGTTCGATGATGTCACCGATACCACTGAAAGAGTTAAATGCATCTGGGCTGACATCCCAGTCAGAACTTCCACGCATAATCTCGTAGACTTCCATATCGGATGCTGCACGATAATTACCTTTTTCATCTTTGAAATTCATCATTTTTTTAATGAGAGGGTTGTTCATATCGTATGTCTTGCGTGTAATAGCAGAAGCAACTTTGATATATTGATCTGCATAATCTTTTAAGTCCTCGCCATTAGCAAGGATGTCTGCCATACCAGGGTTCAACTTAGAAGCTTGGTTACGAATCTTTTGTTTTTCTTCTTCTAGTTTTTGCTTAAGTAGCTCAGGATCTCCTGTGCCGATTAAAGCAAGTGCCTTGTTGGCTAGTATGTCAAACTCAGGTTCAGATAAGTTGTTGTTCTTATAGGTATTACGCATTTCATCTATAAATGTCTTAACAGCACCACCAGTTTCTGGGGTTACTTTTACGCCACGTTTCATGAGATAGTTAGCAAGGAAGTTGGTCTGCTCTTCAGCAGTAAACCCGAGTCCAGAACGAGTAGTTGTAGACTTGCCTGTAGTACCACCAGCGGTTGTAGTTGACGTACCCTTCGCTGTAGTGGTAACCGCTTCTTTCTTCGCTCTGGCATTGAACTTGTTCATGAATCGAGTAATCTCAGACTCAGGAACAGTTTCTCCGTATGCTGCGTAGAATCCCTTGGAGAGCATTGTCTTAGCATCAGACTTGTCAATAAGGTTGATAGCAGTAGATGCTTCTTTGCTAAACTTAGTCTTGCTTCCGCCTGCTCCACCCTTGTCTAGGTTATCCTTGAGCAAGGTTAGGTATTCAACACCATTAAGACGTGCTTCTACTACAGCCTTACGAAAAGCCTGTGTATCCTCGTAGCTAAAAGTTCCTAGCGGTGTATTACCCTTAGAAAGTCCATTAGCACGTAGAAGTGCCTGTAGGTAGTTGGCATTGTTGACAAATCCATCGCTACGGAGCTGACCACGAAGGCTATCCAGTTCAGTTGCTGCTAGATTGCTAAAGGCAACTGGATCTGCTGTTGCTAAAGTACGAGTGTAGAAACTTCCTTCTGCTCTAATACGAGCAGCTAGTGCTGCTGCTGCGTTTGATGCAGCGTAGGTTCCCATTGAAGCATAAGCAGTAGATGAGGAGATTTGTCTCTCTCGCATCTGGTTATATGTATCTGCCACTTTAGTCCTTTGCCTTCATAGTTCCTGCGAATACACGATAAAACATTGGAGCGAATGCTGGGTTCTCTAGCATGATACTGTCAGCAAGTTCCTGTAGTTGTCCGCGAAGTTGGCTTGCATACCAATGTGAGCTCCCAAGATCAGGTTCTGCGGTTACGCGAGCCTGCTTGAGAAGTTCGATAGCATTGGAATACGATTCATAGAATTTCAAAGTATCTTCATATACAGGAGATAGCTTGAAAGCATCATCCTGTAGAGCCTCTGCCACGTTGGCAATACGCTCGTTATCAGTACCTACGTTGATGCTAGATGCTGGAGCAGCACCACCGAAACGCTTATTGAGGTTATTAATCTCGTTGGCATACCAGACATCTGAGTAACCCATAGCAGCCTGTGTCTCAGAGATTTGAGACTTAGCCATCTTGTAGATAAGTTCTTCTGCTGCAGCAGCCAATTCTTCGGTGCTGAGGGCCTCACGGCGTCCTGTAATCTTTTGCCAAGCATAGTATGCTGTAGCACCTTCTCCACCAGGGAAGAAGAATGGAACGATATCACCGTTCTTGGTAGCGTACTTGTCGGCTGCTTCTGGATTCATATTCAAGAATGTCCAGGCATCTTTTGTACCTGTAACAGTACGAGTAGAACCACCTAGGATGGCAAGCAGGTTGCGCTCGCCAAACTCTGTAGAGAACTCGTGTACAGCAGCAAAGTAGTCTCCAGGGTGCTTACGGCTAATTTGATCCCACGCGTTGTAGAGCATGGTCATGCTAGCAAAGTCAAGCTTCTTGTCTTTTGGAATCTTAGCAAATACTTCTTGAGAAGGAGTTGCTGGTGCGATACTTTGGAACAAAGCTGTTAGCAATCCAATACCACGAGACATGCCTTCTGCATCTTTGAATAGTCGTGTTCTGGCATCATCATCAGCAAGTGGGTTATCTCCATACTCACCAGTAGAGGCTAGGTAGGAAGCCCAGTCTTTTACGCCACGTTCAACTGTCTTCTGATCGTTAATAGCATACAAGAATGTTTTACGCAACCAGGCTGGCAATAGAGATTCAACAGGTGAATCGCTTACTCCGAATGGAATTACAATTCCACGCAAGGTATCCCACACAGGTCCGAATGCTGCGGACTTACCGCTTGCTTGGTAGATAAACTGACCAGCAGGACCGATACCCGGGATTCCAGGATTTACGTTACCGAAAGCAAGGTTAAGAGACTGTACAGGAGCGCTAAGTTGTAGCGCCTGAGAAGCATCTGCGTTCTTTCCTACAAGTGCTCCTAGGAATGAGCCAGCAATTGGATAACGGAAACGCTTCTCACCGAACTCATCTTCGTAGATAAAGCCTTGTCCCTCGTCATACTTGGTTCCAGTGATGTCATAGATGGCACTTGTGCCTTCTTTGGTAAGAGAGTTGTACGCACGACCCAACTTATAGAAGTTGATAGGGTTTGAAACGTACAGTTGTCCCCACTTACGGATAGTGTTAAACTGTGCTTGGATGAACGGGAAGATAAGGCGCATAGCCTGAGCAGACTGTAGCTGCTGTGAGGCATCATAGAACAACTCTTTAGTGTACTTAGCACCTGCTTTAGATGCCATAGAGTTAAGTTGATCTAGAGTTACTCCGCCTTCGTGGACATAGTTATCTCCACGCTTCTTGAGTTCCTTCTCAATAATCTTGATGGTTTGATGCTTACGACCCCAAGCCTTGCCATTCTTACGAAGTGGTGCTAGGGTTTTGACAGCAGAAGCCTGGAGTTTCTTCAAGTCATCTGTATCAAGCATGTTAGCATATCGACCTACATGGTCCCAATAGGCCATGCGGAATTCAGGTCCAAAAGCTGCTAGATTCTCAAACTTAGCATTAAGATCAAAGAACCAATCTACAGCCTTTGTAAGCATCTTTGGTTCAGCATCAGCAAATCGCTTGGTGCGAGATAGCAATACTGTTGAATCAGGCATATCCTCGCGTCTGAAGAATGATGCTAGTTGAGACTTAAATCCAATCTCAAGGTCATCCATCTCGACAATGTTCTTAAGTTTGGCATAATCGGGAATAACTACATCTGTAGTTTTGTTACCTTGGGTAACAGTAACCTTGCCATTAGCAAGCATTTCCCGGATATATTCAGCCTTAGGGCCTTTGCCACCGATAGCCTGGATAGCGTACTCGTATGATGCTGTTGAGTTGATATCGAAAAGGTAGGTTCTAAGGTTCTCTGGATTAATGTTGTCTTTGGAGAATGGCTTAGATGCATCCTTTAGGATAATCTTATCAAAGTCAGATACCTTAGCACCGCTTACTTCACGAGAAGTGCGTGCTCCACGATGAATCTTCTCCAAGATATCTAGACCTTGCTTCTTTGTGGTCAGATAGTTGATAAGATCTTCTTGTAGTTCAGGCGTGCGAGCGCGTGCTACAAGTGGCATCAAATCATCTTTGTAGAAGCGCATAAGGGTCAAAGCAAGACCCTTGTAGTAAGACTCGTGGGTATTTCCAACTACTTCGTAGATCTTTCCTACGAAAGCAGTACGAGGGTCACCAGCGCTGATACCACGCTTCATAAACTGCATGTATTCGTCTAGTGCTTCTGCTACAAGTTTCTCAGAGACATCATCCTTGAAGTTACTACCAAAGATGTCGTTCTGGTACTTGCCAATACGTGAGGCAAGTGCTTGCATCTTAGTGCCTTTAGGGTTGGCCATAGCCATAGCCATAAATTGAATTGGGTGATTGAAGATGCTTTCGTGTCCTGAGAAGAACATACGAAGTTGCATTTCACCAATGTTACGCATTGTGTAAGATACACGGAATGCTAGCTGGGCTGTACGCCAGTAATCACCTAACTGGTTTGCTGCTACACCGATTGCTTGTGCTTTACCGTATAGCGGAACATTCTTGTTGTAGGTGTTGATAGCGTCAACAATAGGACGTGTATCTGGCAGACGAATAACATCATCTAGGAACTGGTGAGCATAGTTAGCACCAGTCATAGCGAGTTCTTCGCCATTAGCAAACATAAGTTTAGGGTCAGTACCCTGCGCTAGATTAGCAACGCTATAGTTACGAATGATAGCCTGGTCTTTGCCAGAGATCTTAAGAGCATCATCTAGCACCTTGGCTAGTTGCTCATCACCCTTACCAACAGTCTTAACAAGTTCCTGCTGCATCATACGCATACCGTCCATAATGATCTTGGAACGCGCTGTATAGTCTTTCTCACGGATAACCTTGTTTATGACATCATCAACAAGATCCTGCGATACTTTAGCAGAAGTAAACCAGTCATTAAGACCACGAGTTAGGCGATCTAAGTCATTCAAAGGTAGGATAGTTGAGCGGACATAGATGTTCGTAAGAGCCTTTTCAGCCTTCTCAACGAATGCTACAGCCTTCTGATTGACAGGCTCAGACAACTTAATGAGTGGATTCTTGCTGTTAAGAGCCATCTCTGTACGGAATAGCAAGCCACGGGCAATCTGTGGATCTGATTCAGGCGATGCTAGGTGGCGTAAGAATACCGAAAGTACGCCTTCTACTGTATCAGCCTGTGCTAATTCGTCAACAATTTCAACATCTAACTTGCGTCCGAATAGTCTATCTAGACGCATAGTGTTCTTTTCTTTGGCCACTACTTCTGCTACGGCAAGGAAACGCTTACCGAATAGATACTTCATAGCCTTAACACCATCACCAGATAGTCCACCGAATAGTGAATCGGTTAGACCAACCTCAGATGCGAAGAATTCTTTAGCGTAACGAGTATCGCCAATCTGCATATCAAGATCCATAACCTTGGCAATACCAATGTTGTCAGGATCATTGAGCATCATCTTAAGTACTTCTGGGTCTTTAGACGCATAATCGCGTAGTACTTTGATATCTTCCAGGCGTTGCTTCATAGCAAGTTGTTCTGCTTGAGAATCTTCTAGTGCCTTACGGCTCTTGGCTAGCCCTTGCTCTGCTTTTTCAATAACGCTATCTACCTTGAGCATAGCCTGTGTAGCCATACCTGGCTCAGCAGATTCTGCTAGGACTTCGCTGATCTTTACTTTACGAGCAGCTACGTTATCTACGTTAGTGAGAACTACGCCCCCAGTTTCACCAAAGATTGAACGGATGTTACTGAATCCATCTACTTTGTAGATATCTTCAATCATCTCTACAACAGTAGCGATAGCACGCTGATCCTTGAATACTGATACAGCTCTGATGGTATCTGCCAATGGAGCAGCAACCATATCCTCGAGCATAGAAGTAACTACACGGCTAATTTCCGTGTTTTCATTTCTCAACTTATCGAATACTTCGCGTGTTGATGTTGGTAAAGTACCATCATCTGCGGCTGCTTTGATTCTATTAAGTAATTCTGTACGGCGCTTTAGTTCCTGCGTTGCTGCTTTCTGTGACATAGCGGATGTATCATCAGCCAAGTCGAGCAGTTTAGGAGCCTTAGCACCAAAGTAACGAGCAACGAACTCATCATTACCACGTGTAGCGAATGACAAAGCACCAGCCTGTGGTAGTTCGTCAAAGAATACGCCCCCAGAGAATGCTCCCTGTGTGTTATAGAAATCAGCAGAAAGCTTTGATAAAGCATCGACAGACTCTTGTTGCTTGCCTGTATTCATGCGTTCAAAGATAAACTCGCCAATAGCACGGTTGTCTAGGGCTACGCCCTCTGGACCAGCAAGGTTAGCAGCGTTCTTTGAGTCAGAAACAAAGGTTTTTGTAGCAGCAATAAAGTCTGCTTCAATACGAGCCTGTTGTGCCTGTTGATACTTCTGCTCTGCCTTGAGGTACTTGTTATCCGCTTGACGAGTGACTTCCTTAGCAAGGCCAGAACGCTCTTTAATGAGCTTTCTTTCTTCCTTGGTAAGGCGAGTTGCCCCAGCTAAACGTGAAGATTCTTTTTGTAGTTCTGCAGCAGCGGCTGTCTTGGCTTCTCTAAGAGCCTTGCCACCCTTACCGATCTTAGTTACAGCACCAGGACCAATCCAGATTGATGGGTCTAAAGCGATGTTTAGAGTGGCATCAATGATGCCTGACATAACTTTGTACTGTGTACTGTTTGGATCAGAACCTACAGTCTTCATAGCAGCACGTCCAAGAGTGAACGATTTGCCATTGATAAGTCCATAAGCGCTCATAGCCTTAGCTTGAGCCTTCTGTACCTTAGACTTTTCGCCAACAAAGAATCCAGAACCTGTATCTACCTTAGTTGGATTCGCTAAAAATGCGCTTGTCAACTGTCCGAGTTGAGTGGTTTCTCCAAATAGACCTGTTGGAGATAGGTTTGAAATCAATTCTCCTACGCTTGGCTTCTCTTTTTGAGTAGCAAGTGCGTAAGCATCACGTCCAACTGTGCTTACATACTCGTATGGAGCACGAAGTGCTGCGAATAACACACGAGAAGTACCCTTGAATCCACCGTAAAGTACATCTTTGATATCTGCTGCTAAGGATTTGTCTTTATCTAGCGCAGACTTGATGTTTTTAGTGTTAAGTAAGTCTTGTTTCAATTGAGCAAGGCCATCAACTGAGGCAATCTTGCCAATTCCAGGTGTATCTGGCTTCAAACCAAGCTTAACTGCAGACATAATGAAGTCTTTGCTCTGGTTTGGATAAGCATTTGTCCACGCGCTGAAGTTCTGATATTGGGTAGGCGAAAGCATAGCCATTTCAGATGCAATAACACGATCAAGTTGTGACTGGACATTATCAAAAATGCCCGACATCTTGATGTTCTTATTCTTCGCGGGATTCCACGCGTCTAAAGAACCCACTAGCGAGCCTCTTCTTCAAACGCCTCTACAATACGACGCAACATTGGGGTTGGATTTGCCATGTACATAGCACGAGCAAACGTTGCTAATTGGTCTGGCGCATCTACTGGAGTCATAAGTACCTCTTCTCCAGCACCATCGCCTTGTCTAATACCTGTTGTGATAGGTTCTTCAGGGCGTGTGGTTGGATCAAAGATACCAACTGTAGGAACTACGTTACGACCCTGTGTAAAAGTCATTGGGTTGCTCTGAGCCATAGGAGCACCTTGTGCAAGTTCTGTTAGTGCGCCACGTTCTCCGTAGCTTCCACCAACAGCATTTTGCATCTTGGCTTCGCGTTGTATTTTAGCAGCGCGGTCTAGATCAGTACGGCGAGCACCCTTGCCAACGCCTGACACTCTCATACCTTTTGCCAATTTACGCTCCTCCAAGTCCTGCTAGTATCGCTCCCAAATCTGGTGCTTGTTGAGGGACTCCACCAGAAGGTTGTCCAGGAGAGGCTGGGGACGGGGGAGCCTGCTCAACTGGGCCTTGTGCGCCTGGTGGAGTCATTCCTTCCTGCATAGCAGGTTGTTCAGGGGCCTGAGGAGGCGTGAACACAGCCAATGCAGCAGCTTCTATACTATCGCCCTTTTGTCGACGTTCGATAACATCAGCAATCTTCTGAATGAGTGCCGAAGGATCTTGCCCTTGGCTAGCCATAGCAGGGATTGCTTGTGCAGTTGCTGTAATAGCAGCACTTAGGTTATCGCGCATCTTTTCAACTTCAATACGCTGTTCTTCTTGAGATACGTTCAAACTCCAGTTAAGTTCTCTGCGAACAAAATCTTTAGATACAAGATCTGCACCCAAAGCTTGAAGTGAGAAAATCAGAGCACGCGATGGGTCAAGACCAGCCATCAAGCCGTAGCGAACTTCAATTGTGTGGTCGCCTTTAATATCCTTGCTTGGCATGTACTTTAACTCGTACGGAGTACCCTGCGATACGCCTCTGACGCTCTTCTCTTCGTTGAAGAGTTTTTCATCCATCTCAAAGCACATCGCGATGACTTCTTCGAATGTCTCAGCAAGGATGATTTGACCAGCCTTGACTTGAGAATCGAAAGCACCGAGAAGTGCCTGGACACCTTGACCAGTAATAATACTTGCGTCAATGTTTCCAGTTCTACCTTCAGGATAGCGAGCACCTAGTCGGAGTTCCGATGCTAGTGCTGCTTGCTCCTGAAATGCTGCTTGTGGTACGTCCAGTCTGACTCTGCCGACACCTTGAGGTGATGCTGTACGGATAATCGCATCAGGACCCATTGGCATATCAAGAACATCGTTTGGCACAACGATAGGAGCCTGTACTGATTTCTCAGCAGCTTCCATCGCCAAGTTAGCAAAACGAGCACGTGCTAGTTGGACATAGAGCACATCGTCAAATTGTCCTCTGGCTTCATCATCGATGCCGGGACGGCGCGCGATTTTCACATTCATCTTGCCTGTGATGTTACGAGCTCCGCTAAGTACAAGATTATTGCGACTTGGTACGTATAGAACAGTTACATCCTTATCGGTGTAACGGATCATCTCTACAAGTGCGCTAGTGTCTTGATTGAAACCTAGTTTACCCAGAAGAGCCCCCGCGTATTCTGGGTAATCATTGGCAAGTTCGCCAATTGTTTTCATGTATCGTTTGGCATACGCCACACACCGGCCGAACCTGTCAAATTCTGGGTAAGCCCCCATTGGATCTTCGACACGGATGCGTGGCAAATTTGTTTCAAAGTCTGGCTCTACGTGAATTGGTAGGAAGCCATAAGAGAAATACCAGTCAGCACCCCAGTACATCTGTGACTGTAGGCGCGAAGTATAAACATAGTTGTTAGCAATCATACTGCGCTTATCGGCAAAAGCCTTAGCGCGATCAGATGTAGTATTGCTTGTACCGCAGTTAAATGATGGTAGTGGCGCTAGAACTTCAGCCAAATCACGGGCAGCAACGTCTACGAAGTTAGCCACCATAGGATTAGACATACCTTCAGGGAATAGATCTGGGAATACCTCAGTCATTCTTCCCTTGCGAACAGCAAGTAGATCAGACATGCGAGCATCGCGGTTGCGATTACGCTCTTTCATGTTCTGCACTCGTTGTGCAATTGTATCGATATCGAACGCCATTATTATCCTTTAATTTTGAATTAGTACGTGTTGTAAATCTTATTTACGCGGCGTCCGCCTTTTCCAGTAATTCCACCCACGTTACGTGGAAGAGCAGGTGTTTTTGATGAACGACTTGGATTAATCATTGGCCCTTGTGTAATTTCTGGTGGTAAACTTTGTCCAGAAATGCGGGAATTAACAATCTTTCTCTTTGGCATTTTTGATCCTATTCATACTGTGAGAATTCGTAATCGTTTACGTTTACTACGTAGCGATTCTCGAGCTGTCTGCGGGTAGCCCATCTATTGTTTAAGTGGCTCTGGTTGATACGTGCGTTGGAGATCACTTCCTTGGCGCGTAGTTCACAGAACCATAGAGCCATAACGCAGTCAGTAGGACCACGTGTATCAGGTCTCCATGTAATGAGTTGCTGTATAAGGGCTTTGATACCCTCAGATCCATCTTGGCTTGGTAGCTCTATCAGGTTATCATCTTGATGGCTACCGTTACGTACGGTTCCAAACAAGCCTGATAAGGCTGCTACACCGAAAGATGTGTCCCACTTGTTCTTGCCTGTAAACTGTGAAGAGAACTTCACACCTTGAGAGGCAAGGTACTGTTGTAAATCTTGATCGAGCGAGTATGCCTTCTGGTGGGCATTGATCTCAATGCGTAGTTCCTGGGGGCGATACTTCTCCACCCAGTCTTCAATCAGCTCCTGCACCTTCTGAGGTGTGGGATCTTTCATGTTCTCTACGTCTAATATCCAGCGTTGACGGGTATTACGGTCAACGGTCATAATCACAGCAGCTGTGTTACCACTCATCGCAGGGTCTAGACCCATGATGGTGTACCACGCACCCTGTTCCTTAGGATGTCCAGGAACTCCGGGCTTTAGTGGTCCGCGCTTTCGCATCCTGTTGACTGAGCCTTGGACAGCCACAGGTGGGAAAATAGAATCTTCTTGTACGTCCTGTTGTTGGTAGACAAGAGCCCAAGCGCTAGGGCTAACTTCCGAACGTCTCCTGAACAAGGCAGGTCCATCCCATTTTGGATAGAGACCGTTCTCATCAGGTAGTACGTCTTCATCAGAGCCTTCCCAAGGTAGGTGTGACTTAGGCCAGAGGGTAATCCACTCTTCTGGGTCTTCATAGAACTCCAGAACTGCTGGCATAGCAAAATACGTAAAAGGTGTCTTGCCGCCAACCCAGTGTTCAGGGTTGCGGATCTCGCGATAAAGGTCGTTTGCCGCTATGCGGGTTCCTACAATGAGGAGCTTACCATTATCACCCAGACGGGTAACTACATCTCGTTGGAGCCAGAGGAGTTGCTTCTCCCACTCATGCGCGTTTGAAGTCGTAACAACGTC